GATACAACAGGTAAACAGGTTGGTGCTGCTGGTACAGCTGCTGGTATAACCACATCTAACTTTGTGTTAACCACTGATGCCTCTGGCATACCCAAATGGACAACGACCCTCGATGGAGGAACATTCTAACTTATGACAAATTCTAATGATGTTGATGTGAATGCTTTGATTAAAATTTATAACCAAAAAATTTCTACATTAACCAACCAAAATATTCTTCTTGAAGCAAAATTACAAACAATTGTACAAGATAATCTTGATGCTCAAAAAGAATCACTAGCAGAAAAAATGGAACTGCAAGAAAAATACGAAAATCTATTAGCAGATATCGAAGAGGAAGATGGCGAAACCAACAACTAGACAACAATTAATTGACTACTGTTTTAGGAAGTTGGGTGCTCCTGTATTGGAAATCAACGTTGATGATGATCAGGTAGATGATTTAGTTGATGATGCAATACAACTCTTTAATGAGAGACACTTTGATGGTGTTGAAAGAATGTATCTTAAATATAAAATTAGTCAAGGTGATATTGATAGAGGAATTGGTGCTGAAATTGCTGGAAAACAAACAGTTAATGGTACAACAGGAATTGGAATAGTTACAACTACAACTACATCTACAAGTATTCCTGGTTATGGTACAACAACTACCAATTTTTATGAAAATTCTAATTTTTTACAGATACCAGAATCAATCATAGGTGTAAATAAAATATTTAAATTTGATACTAGTTCTATATCTGGTAGTATGTTCAGTATTAAATATCAGTTATTTTTAAATGACTTATATTATTTTAACTCTGTTGAACTTCTTCAATATAGTATGACAAAAACTCGTCTTGAAGATATTGATTTTTTACTTACACCCGAAGCACAAATAAGATTTAATCAAAGACAAGATAGATTATACATGGATATTGATTGGGGGTCACAAACTGAAGGTAATTTCTTAGTTCTTGATTGTCATAGAGCATTAGATCCTGAAACATTTAATCAGGTTTATAATGATTATTTTGTTAAACTATATCTGACTGCTTTAATAAAAAGACAGTGGGGACAAAATTTAATAAAATTTAGAGGAGTTAAATTGCCTGGTGGATTAGAATTGAATGGAAGAGAAATATATGATGATGCAGAGAGAGATTTAGAAAGAATTAAAGATAAAATGATGCTTGAATATGAATTACCTCCTCTTGATTTTATAGGTTGATGATCGATGGCATTAAATCCGTTTTTTCTTCAAGGATCTCAAAGTGAGCAAAGACTTGTTCAAAGTTTAATAAATGAACAACTCAAAATTTATGGTGTTGAAGTAACTTATATACCAAGAAAATTTGTAAGAAAACAAACAATACTTAAAGAAGTACAATCATCTGCTTTTGATGATAACTTTCTACTTGAAGCATATTTGAATACCTATGAAGGTTATAGTGGTCAGGGAGATATTATGACCAAATTTGGTGTGAGTTTAAGAGATGAAGTAACTCTTACAATATCAAGAGAAAGATTTGAAGATTTTATATCACCATTTTTAGAATCAGACGATGATTATGAGTTAGCATCAAGACCTCGTGAAGGAGACATTATATTTTTTCCACTTGGAGCAAGATTATTTGAAGTCAAATTTGTAGAACATGAAGAACCATTCTATCAGTTAGGAAAAAATTACGTATATCAACTTAAATGTGAACTATTTGAATATGAGGATGAGGTACTCGATACTGGTATCGATATAATTGATTCTCAACTTGAAGATGTTGGATATATTTCAACTCTCCAGTTAATTGGTACTGGTACAACTGCAACTGCAAACGCACAAATTAACACAGCAGGTAAAGGTTATTTACGAGAAATTGTATTAAATAATGATGGTAGTGGTTATACAAGCACACCAAATGTTGCAATTTCAACTGCTCCGTTTGGTGCAGGTAATGTAGATGCAACTGCTGTTGCAATCACAACTACAAGGGCTGGTATATTTTCAATTGAAAGAATATTGCTTACTAATGCAGGTGCTGGTTATACAGAGGCACCATTAGTAACTATCTCAGGTGGTGGTGGAGTAGGTGCTGCTGCAACTTCTGCTGTTGAGCAAACAAACTTTGGTATTGTTGACTTTACAATCACTAATAATGGTGTTGGTTATGCTGCAACTCCTATTGTTACTATTACTGGTATAAGCACATCGGCAGCAGCTGCAGAAGTAAATCTATTAGCAGATAATACTATTTCTGATATTCTTCTTAAAAACGCAGGTATTGGATATACTGTCACTCCAACTGTGACTATTGCAAATCCATCACTTATTAGTGGTGTAGGTAATTTTGATAGAGGTGAAGTTGTTAAAGGACTCTCATCTGGAATTGAAGCAAGAGTTAAAGAATGGGATACTGACACTAAGATTCTTAAAATATCAAACGTTGGTATTGGAACTACACAAGCAGCATTTATTCCTGGTGAAACTATTCAAGCAACTGAATCAACATTCTTCACTGTTGGTTTAACAACTATTGCTACAATTGGAGTCACAACAACCTTAATAACTGGTATTAATACATCAAGTATTTCATTAAATCAGGAATTAAAACAAGTTGAATTTGGACAAACTATTGTCATAGGAACAGGAGCAACTGTTACAAGTATTGGAGCAGGTCAAATTAACATAAGTAATTTATCGTTAAATACTACTGGTGTTACAACCACAGTTTCATTTGGATCTACAGTATTCTCAAATTATGCTTTAGATTTCTTTAATGAAGAAAATCAAGATACAACTTTTGAATCCAATGATACAATTGAACTTGAAGCAGACAATTTAATTGATTTTTCAGAAGGTAATCCATTCGGTACAGTTTAATGTTAGGACAATACTATTATCACGAAATACTTAGAAAGACTGTCATAGCATTTGGTACAGTCTTTAACGATATTCATATCAGACATCGTAACGGTCAAGGTCAGGAAATAAGTGACTTGAGGGTTCCTCTTGCTTATGGACCTATGCAAAAATTTCTAGCAAGATTAGAACAACAAGCAGATCTTAATAAAGCAGTTCAAATTACACTTCCTAGAATGTCATTTGAAACTACTAATATTGCTTATGATGCAACAAGAAAGGGTGGAATTACTCAAACATTTAAAGCATCTGATGGAAGCAAATTAAGAAAAGTTTTCATGCCTGTTCCATATAATATTGGATTTGAATTAAATATATTAGTTAAACTAAATGATGATGCTCTACAGATTGTAGAACAAATACTACCATATTTTCAACCATCTTTTAATTTAACTATTGATCTTATTAGTGTTATAGGAGAAAAAAGAGATATACCAATTGTATTAGATAACATATCATTCCAAGACGATTACGAAGGAGATTTTTCAACAAGAAGAGCATTAATATACACTTTAAACTTTACTGCTAAAACTTATCTGTTTGGTCCTGTATCTGATTCTAGTGAAGGTCTTATTAAGAAAGTTCAGGTTGATTATCATGCTTCTGTTGATACTGAGAATGCAAGAAGAGAATTAAGATACTCTGCTACTCCTCAAGCACTCAAAGATTATGATAACGATAACACAACTGTATTAAGATCAAATATATCTAAAACTAAAACTCGATTTGACGTTACTGCAACCTCTGCATTGACTGTCGGTATGAGAATTGTTATAGATAAAGAAATCATGAAGGTTAAGGAAATCGTAGATGCAAATACGATTGTTGTTAATCGTGGTTATCAGAGTGTTGCTGCAACACATATTGAAAATACATCTATTGATGTATTAACTGCTGCAGATGATGCTTTAGTTGAACCAGATGATGACTTTGGATTTAATGGTGTTATTGAACAGTTTAGTGATTCAAGATCATTTAGTCCAACCCAACAAACTGATATCTAATGAATACTATGACTAACTATGATTCTATTGATGAGGCTTTGAATACTACTAGTGCGATTGATGTTAAACCAGTCAGCACATCTAAAGTGGTGAAGAAACCAGAAACTGATGATATTAAAAAAGATTATGATTACACTCGTGCAAATCTTTATTCATTAATTGAAAAGGGTCAGGAGTCATTAAACGGTGTATTAGAAGTTGCAGGTGAAACCGCAAGTCCAAGAGCATATGAAGTTGCTGGACAGATTATAAAATCAGTTGCAGATACGACTGATAAGTTAATGGAACTTCAAAAGAAAATAAAAGATGTAGATGAAGATAAGAAACAATCACCAAATACAGTTACTAATAATGCCTTGTTTGTAGGTTCTACATCTGAGTTATCTAAGATGTTAAAGCAAGGAATACTAAATAATAAAGAAGATTCTTAGTTCTAATGAGTGATCCTATTGCTATACAAAACTCTGATGGAGAAACTTTCGCAGAAGTGATTGATATTATCGGTGTATCCGAAGTTAGAAAAGCATTCCAACAATCTGTAAAAGAAGGTTCACTTCATAAGTGGTTTAAAGGTTCAAAATCTAAAGACGGTAAACCTGGTTGGGTAAATGTCGTTACTGGAGGAACTTGTGCAAGTGACGAAAAAGGTGAAGGCACACCTAAATGTGTATCATCTTCAAAACGTGCTAGTATGAGTAAATCTGAAAGACTTTCTGCCTCAAGAAGAAAAAAGAAAGCAGATCCTGGTCAACAAGGAAAATCTGGTGCTGCAAAACCAACATA